TTTCCCTCAAAGGGAAAGTTGCTGGTGAGTATGGTATGAGTTCTGAGGTTCTTGACCTTGGTGGTGAAGTTAAAGTTCGTTATAGCTTCTGATAAGGAGATTTATGAAACTCGTTAAGTTTCTTCCCATTGGTCTGCTTGCCGTTGCTCCTGCTTCGGCATTTGCAGCACCTGCTCTGAATGGTGCTGGGGCATCATTCCCAGCTCCCATTTATCAACGCTGGTTTGCTGATTATAATAAGTCAACTGGTAATCGTGTAAATTATCAGTCCGTTGGTTCTGGTGCTGGTGTACGTCAATTCGTTGCTGGTACTGTAAACTTCGGTGCTTCTGACGAACCTATCAAAGCAAAAGATGCTGCGAAGGTAAAACGTGGTGTGGTTCAGATTCCTATGGTTGGTGGCACTATCGCAGTTGCCTACAACAAACCAGGATGTAAACTGAAACTCACTCAGAAACAGACTGTTGATGTGTTTGCTGGACGTATTAAAGACTGGAAACAAGTTGGTTGTGCTGCTGGTGGAATCCGTGTGGTTCATCGTTCTGATGGTTCTGGCACTACCTTTGCTTTTACTAATTCACTGAATTCTTTCGGTGGTTGGACTTATGGTGTTGGTAAGTCAATCAAATGGCCTACTGGTATCGGTGCCAAAGGTAACGAAGGTGTTGCCGCACAAATCAAACAAACTCCTGGTGCGATTGGTTATGTAAACACTGGATTCATCCGTGTAAACAAACTCCAAGCAGCAGTTCTTCAGAACAAAGCAGGTAAGTTTGTTGGACCTTCTGCTGTGACTGGTGCTGCTGCACTGAACGGTATTCAACTGGATGCCAACCTTGCTGGTGAAAACCCCAACCCTGCTGGTGCTCAGGCATACCCCATTTCTTCACTGACTTGGATTCTTGCCTATAAGACTGGTAACGGTACTAATGCTCCTGCTATCCGTGAAGCACTCAAGTATATGCTGAGTGGTAAGGCACAGATGATTGCTGATGACCTTGGATATGTTCCTCTCGCAGGTTCTATCCTCAACAAGGCTCGTCTTGCTGTTGACCGTATTGGTAATTAATGTAACAACAGTATACCAATTTATTTCCAAATTCTAACAAGAGGGGCTTGACTCCTCTTTCTTTTTGCTATATAATATGTAAAGATTTACAACAAGATGTAACATGACTGTAACAACTAACGAACTTGGTCAACAGAATATGTGGGCAAAGGAGCCAGAGATGGTAATCGAAGATTATCATCGTAAAGGTTTAATGACTCCATATGAGTACATTGAGCGTTACAATGGTCGTTGGGCTATGATGGGTATTGTCTCTGGATTCATCTCATATGCTATCACTGGCAAACTCTTTTTTGGTATTTTTTGAGGCTTGACAATGACTTCACTTTTATTTACAATAACTAGTGTCGCCTTCTTTGTTTTGTTGGCGCACTCAGTTAATCAACTATCCGAAACTTACTGATGACTACTTTTAACGTTACTCTTCAATCGCCTGATGGCACTGAAACCGCAATTCAGTGTCGTGATGATCAATATATTCTTGAAGCTGCAGAAGAAGCAGGAGTGGATCTCCCTTCTTCATGTAAAGCAGGTGCTTGCTCTGCCTGTGCTGGCAAACTGATTAGCGGCACCGTAGATAATGAGGAACAGTCCTTCCTTGACGATGATCAGATTGCTGATGGATTCGTGCTTACTTGTGTTGCATATCCCACTAGTGACTGTGTGATCCTGACTGAACAGGAGGAGAATTTGTGATGAGTACTATTTCTGTAGTTCCAGAACTATTCTTCCATACTCGTGAAGTTGGACCTGATGGAGAATATGGATGGGTTACTAAGCATAGTAATGTGATTTTTGGTGGAAAACGTGTTGTTGTGTTTGCCCTTCCTGGCGCATTTACTCCAACTTGTTCTACATTTCAACTTCCTGGTTATGAAGAGAAGTATGAAGAGTTTAAAAATCTTGGTATTGATGAAGTCTATTGCCTTTCGGTAAATGATTCCTTTGTTATGAACGCATGGTTCAAACAACAAGGTATTGAAAATATCAAACCTATCCCTGATGGTAGCGGCGAGTTTACTTACGCTATGGGCATGTCTGTCAATAAAGCGAACCTAGGTTTTGGTTTCCGCTCTTGGCGATATGCAATGGTAGTGAATGATGGTGTAATTGAGGTTCTTTTTGAAGAACCTGGAAAAGTTGGAAACTGTCCTATTGATCCATATGAAGTCAGTGATCCTGATACTGTTCTTTCCTGGCTTAAAGTAAATGCCTAATCCTAATCAACTATACGAAGATATGGAGAAACTAAATGCCCTATACGAAGAACTCTGCTGGGGGCACGGTGACGAATTGGTATTCACTCACGAAAATGGCAGAGTAATTATCTACAATAAAACACAGGAGAAAAACTATGTTTAATGACAAAGCAGAAAAACTGAATGGTCGTGCAGCAATGATCGGTTTCGTTGCAGCAGTGGCATCTTACTTTGCCACTGGACAGGTTATTCCTGGAGTATGGTAATGTTATTGTTTGACATCATTTTACTGGCAGCATGTTTTTTCATTATTGGTGCTGGTAATAATGATGCAGATGATGATGATGACTTTGGTGGGGGCAAATTGATCCCTGTAACTGTTCCAAACTCTTGAGAATATAATAAAATTTATGATTAAGAAATTATTTCTGGCAGCACTTTCTTTAAGTGCTGCTTTTCCTTTACATGCACAAGCATCTACTTGTGGATATGCTTCGCACTATGGTATTGGTGATGGAAATCATGGAAACATTACTGCCAATGGTGAACGTTTTAGTGCCTGGGGAAACACAGTTGCTCATAGATGGCTTCCATTTGGAACACGTTTGAGAGTAACTAATCAACGTAATGGTGCTTCTGTGGTTGTTCGTGTTAATGATCGTGGTCCTTATTATGGAGATAGGATTCTTGACTTATCGTATGGAGCATTCTCACAAATAGCGTCTCCATCGCAAGGAGAAGCAAACATTTGCTATTCTAGAATCTAGATATTATCTAAATATTTTGCTGCTTCTTTTTTTAGAATCATATGACCGTAGATTTACACAATTTCTTCAAGTATTATAAAGAAGAAAATTCACAACACGTTGCTGCAGTTCAATGGTTAGAGGATAATCTTCCTAAGGAATTCCTTGACGATAACGCAGAATGGGTTAAAGTATTCAGAAAACCTATTGCTGGTGCTGCTGGCATCACGAACCCACTTAAGGTTCCTTACTATCCACAGACAGATAATTACACCAATTCTGAGCGTACCTGTAATTCATCTTCCTGTGCTATGTGCCTAGAGTATTTCAAACCAGGCACATTGCCCGCAGGAGAGAAAGGCGATGATGCTTATGTCAAGGAAGTATTCAAGATTGGTGATACTACTGACCACGCCGTTCAGACGAAAGTTTTAGAAAAGTTTGGCGTTAAGTCCACATTCTCATATAACCTTTCTTTTGCTGATCTTGACAAACAACTTGCTGCTGGCAAGCCAGTTGTTATTGGTATTCTTCATCGTGGCACTCTTGCTGCTCCTAAGGGTGGTCATATGTGTGTAGTCATCGGCAAGAAGGGTGAAGACTATATCGTCAACGATCCCTATGGTGACCTCAATGATGGTTACTCTTCCGATGTATATAATGGTAAGGGTGCTGTTTATAAGAAGTCTCACCTTGCTAAGCGTTGGTGCCCTGCTGGCAACGATGGTTGGGGTCGTATCTTCGATCAACCACTCCCAAAGTAGCAGGCGGTAGCAGTGCCCCTGCTGCTGCCGCACCTGCACCCGCCCCCTCTGGTACTTCTAACACTCCCCCAGATGAAGTGCCCCCTTGTGGATTAGAGATGATCAAAAAATTTGAAGGTTGTAAATTGGAGGCTTACCCTGACCCTCTTTCAGGGGGACCCCCAATCACAATCGGATGGGGGTCCACAAGAGATAAAAACGGAAACCCCTTCAAACTCGGAGACAAGATTAGCCAAGATGAGGCAGATGCCTTACTCACTGACGAATGCCGTAAGCACTTTTTACCTTCGCTGTGTAAAATTCCATTTTGGGGAGAGATGAGTGATGGACAGAGAGGTGCTCTACTGTCATTCGCTTATAATCTGGGTGCTGGGTTCTACGGAGGTAGTAATTTCAACACCATTACCAAGAGACTGAAGGAAAAGGATTGGGCAAATGTGCCTGATGCTCTTTTCATGTATCGTAATCCTGGTAGTCATGTAGAGGCTGGTCTCGCTAGACGCCGTAAGGCAGAAGGCGAACTCTGGAAGTCTTAATAATAAATAGATAGTGTTATTTTACATAAAAAATATGCTACCTAAGGTTTCCGAAGGAGCAGACCGTGAAGAAAAAAGAGAATGGTTAGGTGACTTAGTTAGAATTATTATTCTTATCTGGTCTGCTGGACTTCTTACTGCCTCATATGTGAGGCTTCCCGGGGGTCAAAAAGTCATGGACTTTGACCCCACTTTCATCGCATCTGTATTCTCTGGATCCCTTGCTGGATTTGGTGTAGCGGTTGCTAGCAAAACTGGCATGAATGGTGGCACTACCAATAATGGTGGATCATTACCAGAAGCACCAGTATATTCTCGCCCAAGAGAAGAGGAAGAGAGAGCACAACCAGAAGTTCAACCTATCTGGGAAGAGCCAACTCCAGAACCTCCCGCAGAAGAACCTGTTGATGGATCTTCTATTGATCTAGAACAGCGTGTTGAAGCACTTGAAGCAAAAGCAGAAGGTGAAGATACAACTGAAGAAAGACCACGTAGAGGAGATCTGTAATTATGCAAAAAGTAATTAATGTTCTTGCGGTATCTTCATTTGTCATGAGTGCTTCGATTGTAGGTGCTGGTGTCTATGCTTATATGAATAGAGAAACTCTAATCGAACAAGCAAAGCGCGAAGTTATGGAGGCAGTAATGCCTAAAGGTGTCAAAGAACTTACGGAAAAGATTCCAGTTCAACTTCCAATTAAATTGCCATTTTGATGATGATTAATAAATAATGAAGATTTGATTAAAATGGTGATATGGCACAAGCCCCAACAAAAGATAGAAAGGAAAAAGAAAAAGTAGAAAAAGATAATATCTTTTTGGACATTTTTTATAACCTAGTAATTCAAACCCCCGTTCTCCTGATTTCTTGGATTGTTTCCAAGTTAGATTGGGATTGACGGGGATTTTATTTTGGTGTATACTATGCAAAGACGTTGGTCTTTTACTGTGATTAAACCTATTTTAACTGCTATTGCTGTTACCATGGCATCTGCACCTGCATTTGCCACAGCTTACGATGACACTGTAACTTTTAGCGTTTCTGCTGCTTGCTCTGAAATTGTTGGAGTCAAGTATCCTTCAAAAGCAAAAGACGCTGAATGGAACAATTATTTGAAATGTGTTGAAGTTTTGAATTATCTTGGATCTAAGTATTGAGGTAAATTAAATGATTAAATCTATACTGCGTGATGAAATTTCAAAGGCATTCTAAATTGAAAACTTAGCAGATAGTTTCTTCGCTATCTTCTTCGCTGGGGCAAAGAGAGGTTTAAATCTCTTTTGCCCCTCTTTTGTAAATTTATCCGCTATCACATCGTCAATAATAATTTTGTTATCAATCTCATAGAGAGAATTGATTTCCACTTGGTCACGAATATATTGTTCTACATTATCAATCTGCTCTACAAGTCTGGTTCCTTCAGCAGAGTATTCAAAGATATCAATATGTCCTCCTTCAGCTAGCACATAATGTAAGACGGGTTTGACTTGCTTGATCTTGACCTTGAACTTCTTTTTGGTTGCTTCTTTGATGAGTGGTTCAGCAGCATTCTTAAGGGCGTTGAATGTCGTTGTAGCAACCATAGTAGCAGCGGTTGTGACTACTGCGACAGAACCAG